TACGCGGCGGAAGAAGCGGCGCTGGCGGCTTCGCGCAAGCGGGCGAAGGCCTACGGCGACCTGGTCGAAAAGTACGCAACCAGCGACGAAAAGCGATCCAGGGCGCTGCGCGAAGCCAGGGAAAGCCTCGGCGAGTTCTTCACGCCGGCCGTTGAAAAACGCATTTCCGACAGCTTCGCGAAGGGGTCCGGGGGTGGGGGTTCGCGAGGCGCAGCCAGGGCCGACAAGGGCGCCGAAATGCTGGCCCGGCTCGACGAGCAGATCGCCGTCAAGAAAGCGGACGCATCGGCGACCGAGAAGCAGACGGCCGCCGAGCAGCAGCGTACCCGGGTGATCTTCGAGATGGACGCGGGCACGCTGAAGGTGACCGCAAGCCAGCGCGAAATGATCAAGGGCCGCCTCGACGACCTCGTCGCGCTCGAGGCGCAGATCAAGGCGCAGCAGGAATTCACGGCCGCAGTCGAGCGCCAGGAAGCGGCCAACGTCAGGGCGCGCCAGGCGCTGCATGACCAGATCGAATCAGCGCGCACCGCCGCCGATACCTACGGACTCAATACGGCGCAGATCTCCGCGATGACGCTGGCGCGCCTCGAAGACGCGCGGGCGATGGCCGAGGTCAACGGCGCTTATCCCGAGCAACTGGCCTTCCTCGACGAGGAGATCGCTAGGCGCCGGGAACTGGCCGACGCGCTCGACGAGGTCGAACTGAAGCGTCTGCTGTCCGGCACGAAGAGCGCCGAGGCGAAAAGGCGCGAGGCCGACATCGCCCGCCTCGACCGCGCCAAGGCTGCGGGCAAGGTGGGCGATACCGAATACGACGAGGCCTTGGCCAAGCTCAAGGGCTCGGTCGACGAGCTCGACGAATTCGGCAAGCAGGCGGCGCAGAGCATGCAGACCGCGTTCGCCGACTTCTTTTTCAACCCGGCGCGCAAGGGCTTCCGGCAGATGGCCGAGGATTTCGCCCAGGCGGTGGCGAAGATGGTCGCCAATGCCGGCAGCGCCCAGCTGCTGCGCCTGCTGCTCGGAAACGATTTTTCGAAAACGGGCGACCTGGGCGGGCTGGTCGGGTCGCTGTGGAAGGGGGCTTCGGGCAGTTCCGGCGGCTTTTCTTCCTGGTTCGGCGGGCTGTTCTCCGGAAGCGGCGGTGGCGGCGGCATCGACTGGGGGTCCTATGTCGTACCCTCCTGGCACGCCGGCGGGCTGGTGGTTCCGGGCGGCCAGACCTCGATGCGCCCGGTCTCTCCGCTGCTCTTCGCCAACGCCGAGCGCTTTCATTCCGGCGGCTGGCCGGGAATCCGCAAAGACGAAGTGCCGGCGATCCTGCAAAAAGGCGAACTGGTGCTGACGCAACAGCAGCAACGCGCTTATGCGCGCGGGGCCGGTTCGCCCAGCATCACAGTCCACGTCAACTCGCCGGCCGGCGACCCGGCGGAAATCCGCCGCAGCGCCTCTGCCGGGGCACGTTCCGCGCTCAGCCTGATGTCCGGCGCCGGGAGGTATCGCTGATGTCCGACTTTCTCGAGGAGCGCTTTTTTGATGACATCCTGACCGGCAGCAGCTGGCAGGACGACTACTCCGTACAGGTCGTCAGGACTGCCGGCGGCCAGGAATACCGCAGCCTTGCTCACCCCTTCCCGCTGCGCAAGTTCGACGTGTCCTACCTGCTCGACCAGGCCGACACGGCGGCCAGGCTGCTCGCCCTCTGGCACCGTGCGCACGGCCAGTACGCCGGATTCCGCGCGCGCTGCTTCGACGAGTGGTCATCGAACGGCATGACCGGGACGCCGACCGCGACCGACCAGTTGACGAAGAAAATATCCAGCACGGTCTGGCAGTTGCGGAAGTGGTACGGTACGGACGGCGCCGCCGGTGCGGCCGGGTATCCCTACCGCACCATCTACAAGCCGGTATCCGGATCCGTGATGGTGGCCGTGAACGGCACGCCGGTCGTTGGCCCCGGCGCCAACTGGACCGTCGACACCACGACCGGCCGCATCACGCTGTCTGCCGGCGTCGCCGCCACCGTCGTCGGAGACAACGTGCGCGCCGGCTTCGAATTCGACTTCATGGTCCGCTTCGGATCGGCGCTGGTCATCGGCCAGGATTACCCGAACCACCGCAGCATCGATGGCGTCATCCTGCAGGAGATCATCGCGCCATGAAATTGGCCGTCGCGCCCTATCAGTCCGCCGCCTGGTGCGTGCGGATCACGTGCGTCAACGGGACGGTTGTCCGCCTGACTTCCTATCCGACCGACCTGACGATGAGCAACGCCACGGTCTACAAGACCGACAGCGGATACCAGCAGACAGCCTTCGCCTCGTCGTCGTCGTTCAGCCCGTCGTCAATCGACATCGAGGGCGTTGTCTCCGTCTCCGGAATTTCCCGCGATGCGCTGGCTTCCGGAGTGTTCGACAACGCCCGCGTGCTGGTCTTCAAGTGCGACTTCTTGAACCCGGTCGAGGATTATGAGCCGGTCGCTGCCGGTTTTCTCGGCAAGACCACGCTCGAGGACGACCGCTACACGATCCAGGGGATGAGCCTGATCGATGCGCTCAACCAGAGCACCGGCAAGATGTATACAGCCGCCTGTTCGCGTACCTTCGGCGACGCCGGGTGTACAAAAAACCTTGCAGACATCGATGTTGTCGGCGCCGTCAGCATCGTCACCTCTTCCAGCGTCATCCGTGACACCAGCCGCAGCGAGGCTGCGGACTGGTTCGCCGCTGGCACGATCCAGTTCACCAGCGGGCTGAATGCCGGTCTCAAGCCGCTCGAGATCAAGTCCTATGCCGCTGACGGCACGATCACGACATTCGATCCGTTTTTCTATCTCCCGCAGGTGGGCGACACCTTCGTCATGATTCCTGGCTGCCGCAAGCGCCTTGAAGACTGCCGCGACAAATGGAACAACGTCATCAACTTCTTCGGCTTCAGCAACATGCCGACCAGTTCTTCATACCAGCAAGTGGCGGGCAACCGATGACAGTAGACGACCTGCTGGCCAGCGCCCGCGCCGCCATCGGCACGCCATTCCGCCACCAGGGGCGCACCTTGCGCGGCATGGACTGCGTCGGTCTGCTGATCCACGCCTGTTCGGAAAACGGCGTTGTGCCAAGTGACGTGGAAGGGTATCCGCCGCGCCCGTCGCAGGGAATGCTCGAGGCCGCCTTCGATTCGCACGTCGAGTCGGGCGCCCTGCTGCGCCTTCCCGCCAATGACCTGCGCCCCGGAAATTTCCTGATGATGCGCTTCGGGCGCGAGCCGCAGCACCTCGCCATCTGCGCCGGAGACACCATCATCCACTCGTACATGGATGCCGGGAAGGTCTGTGAACATCGCCTCGATGCGCGCTGGCGTTCGCGGATCATCCGCGTCTATCGCCTCACGGAGTTGCACGAATGAGTAGCGTCGGCCAGGTAGTCGGCGGCGTCGTCGGCGGCATCATCGGGTTTTTCGCCGGTGGTAACGTCATGCTCGGCGCGTCGATCGGCATGGCGATCGGCGGTTACATCGACCCGCCAAAAGGGCCGAAGATCGAGGGGCCGCGCCTCAATGACCTGTCGGTGCAGTCCGCCACCTACGGCGCGCAGATACCCAGAGTCTACGGAACAATTGCCACCTTCGGAAATGTCTTCTGGGTCGAGAACAACCAACTCAAGGAAACCAAGAAGACGGAATCCCAGGGCGGCAAGGGCGGGGGTGGCGGCGCTGAAACCACCACCTACAAGTACAGCGCGACATTCGCCCTCGGGCTGTGCCTTGGTCCGATTGATGGCGTGCGCCGCATCTGGTGTGCCGGAAAACTGATCTACGACGCCGGTTCGACCAACCTATCCACGGTCGCGGCGTCAGAGATCGGCAAGACCGGGATGGGCATTGGTTCCGTTCCCTCTATTGGCGCTATGAGTGCCGACAATGCTTCCCTGAGCATGTCGGTTTATCTCGGAACTGACGATCAACTTCCAGACCCGCGCATGCAGGCGGCGCTTGGCGTCGCCGATACGCCTGCCTATCGCGGGCTAGCCTACATCGTCTTCAACGA